AAAATTAGAGTAAAATATTTTTCTACTTTAAAACGTTTCCAATTTTACTTTAAAAATTAGAGTAAATTATTTTCGCGAAAAAAGGTCGCGCAAAAGGCTTCACAAAAAGGCACACTGTGTTACCGTAATGTTTTTATATACATCTCACAAAATGCATTTTACGCTTTGAGAGAATTAGCTTTCTAGTTTGCTATAATTTAGGGCCAAAAATTGCTTAAAATTTAAAGCAATTTAATATATTATGTATTAAAGACTATATAATATATTATTCATATGGATAAACAATCTGTCACGATTACAGATGACACTATTCTATCTTATTATAGAGAGAACCCACACTTAGATATTGTTGCAATGAACCTTATGTTTATTGATATCTTAAAAAATCTCTCTACAAACTTGTCTGCAACTATCAACTCAACTATTAACTCTAAGATTCTTTCTATTGTTTCAGATATAGACAAGAATGTGTCCTCCTTTCGGTCTGACGTCATTACAAACTTTAATGAAAAGCTTAACCAGACCAAAAAGGAGTATGTTGAGGATTTGAAGACTCAGTTAACAAATAACATATTATCAAATAATGAAAAGCTATCTTCTCTCATTGATAGAAATGCAGACAGTCTTTTGGCCAAGACAACGTCTTCTATTACTGCTATCATTAACGACATTGTTCCTAAGAGCCAAGACAAAAATTATCTTCAGATTGAGAATTGCATTAAGTCTTTTTGCTCATCTATTGAGCATGATACTAAGAAGATCCTAGAAACAAAGAACAATAATGAAAATTCATCAAAAATTATTATAGATAACATTGAAAGCAACTTTTCAAAGATGGTTTCAAGTATTCAATCCCCAATTTTGCAGTTAATTCAATCAAGTGAGGAGAGAACAACTGGAGGCATTCAAAAAGTAAAGGATGAATTTCTTCAACAACAGATTATACAAGAAAAGTTAACAGCAGAATTGAACGATTTCTTAAATAAATATAAGAATAATTCAAATTTGAAGGGAGGAGTATCTGAAAATGAGTTGTATTTTATGCTTCAATCTATTATGCCAAGTGAAGAAATAATTAGAGTTTCATCTGAAACCGCTAGTTGCGACTTTAAGGTTAATAGAAAAAATAAGGATAAGCCAACTATTTTATTTGAGAACAAGGATTACAACAAAAATGTTACAACTGATGAAGTAACAAAGTTTGAGAGAGATATTCAAATTCAAAAGACACATGGAATATTTATCTCTCAAAAAACTCCTATTACCTTCAAGGATAGTTTTCAAATTGACATTATTAACAACTTAATCCATGTTTATATTCCAAACTGTCAATATGATACAGAAAAACTCAAGATTGCAATTGATATTGTTGATAATCTATCTTCAAAGTTAAAAATTCTTAATAATACTAGTGATGCAAACGAAGACCCTATGTATTCAACTAGCAAAAATGATATTGATGAATTAGCTAACGAATATCGCAATTTTGCTGTTCAGAAATTGTCAATTCAGGACATGGTTAAAGCATCTAGCAAACAACTATTGGATAAACTTGATGAGATTCAGTTGCCTAAGATTAAAAATATCTTGATTAAATTTGGATTGATTGATAATGAAAACTTGAAATGCCCACATTGCAATGTTTATGAGGGAAAGAATAAGGCTAGTCTCTCGGCACACTTTAGAAATTGCAAGTTTAACAAGAAGAATGATGATAGCGACTCTTCTTCCGAAATTGCCATAGAATCCTTAGAAATGGAAAATACCGTCCTTGAAACTGAAATTTCTGCACCGGTAACTAAGAAAGTTAGTAAGTCCAAGAAGTAGACTTCTTTACACTTTGATATCATAATTTACTTAAAATATGATATCTTATTTTTCAAGTCAAGAGAGAAAAAGTTATTTAACAGCGCTTTTATCTATAACAACCTCTTTTGCTATATTTCTGATAATTTTTTCATGCTTCTTGTTATCATCTTCTGACGTTGCACCTCCCATAGCCTCCAACAATATATTCTGATACTCCATGTGCTTCTTGGTTTCTGTGTCATCTGCGGTAGGATTTTCTTCCCTCCACTTTGGTATTTGCTTTATATTCTTGCATTCTATCTCTTTTATTGCGCGCTTGATTTTAAAGTTCTCAGAATTTTCCTTCTCCCAAGCATCCTTGTCTTTTACGTATAGGACTTCTCTCTTCAAGTCGCTGCAATGAATTGGACGTTTGGATACGTCCAGTGCTTTTAAGTTCCTCAAGAAGATTTTACTCATCCCTTCCATATACCCCACGCGGCCTATCATATCCAAATCGCTCAATTGCAGTTTTATCTGTCCCACAAAATCATCTATATTCAATGCGTCCTTACACTTTTCGTTTAAAAACAACTGCAAGTTGAAGTTATTTGTAGTATTATTATTATTGTTTATCGTCTTACCTTCTTTTGCCATCTCTATTAGCTGCTGTTGGAGTTTTTGGTTTTCCTTGCTTTGCTCCATTAAAATTTCTTTAAACTCTTGATTTTGCTTTACAATCTCAAGTATAATGTTATATGACATATCCATAACTGGCATGTTAAAGGGTTCATTATTTTCGGCGCTTTTTGGCGCTTTTTGGCATTTTTTGCTATGACGCCATAATCCAGTTCTCTCTTTATAAGACTGTCCACAACATTCACACGTAAATGATGTAGCGCTTTTTTCGTTGCTAAATGTTGCTTCTGTTGATTTTTTGTGTTTAGCTGTCAATAAATGCCTAGTCCAATCACTTTTTTTGCAGCATGTAAGGTCGCATGATTCGCAGTAGAATTTTTCTGCGCTTTTTGGCGCTTTTTTTGTTGACATCTGTTGCTTAATTTATCAACAGAAAAAACGCCTAAATCCTTTTCCGCAAAAATACTTAAAAATTAGCGTAACACTTTTTTCCGACTTTTTTTCGCTTTTCTGACCTTTAAGCTCACAAGGGGGAAATTTTGACCCTTTTTTCATAAAGTATTTCCGTTTTGGAAAATTGGACATTTTTTTTGTCCATTTTTGATTTTTGGAAACACTTTTGCCCCCTTGTTTTTCGCCATTTTCTTTAAGTTCACTTTTGGGATATATATATTATTCTCAATAAACAAAGATTCTTTTATTCTTCTATATAAATGGCAAACCAAGAAGTTATTCAATGGCACCAAGGAACCGATTTATCTTCAAATCCAAGATTTAAACAAATATATGCATCGGCGATTGGATCGGCCGCCGCAAACAGAGCCAAGCAATTGCAAACCTCAAAAGATTTAGAAATGGCCGCGGCAGATAAATATGCCTCAGAAAATAGCGATATGTTTGAAAAATATGCCTCTTTAAACGAAAGAGGAGGTAAAATGCGAAAAAGACGAGCAACAAAACGCAGAAAGGGTCGCAGAAAGGGTAGAAAAACAAGAAAAAATGTTAAAAGAAGAAAAATATAAATAATATTTGCCTAGTGTATATGTCTCAATACAAATTCAAACTGAAATACTTATCAAACCTCATAGATATAGATGATTCTGGCAAATATTATTATAAATATAAAGGTGCGCAGTTTTATTATAAGAAAAACAACGAGTCTGATAGACTAGTTGTATGCTTTCACGGCGCAATGTTTGGGGATCCTAATTCGCCAACAGGTATGGTTCAACTACCGCTTTTTAGAGGTTTTGACTGGAAATATAACGTTTTATGTCTTTCTGATAGGCTATTAGAGGATTTTACCAATAAAAAATTAGAAGTTGGTTGGTTTTTATCTCCACATAACTCCAATTATAAGCAAATTTATACTGAAATTATATCTTTTATACTCAAATTTTACAAGAACGTTATATTTCACGGTTCTTCTGCTGGAGGATTCCCTTCTTTGTATTTTTCTTGCCTATTCTCCCAAAAGGCTCTTGTTCTTAATAGTCAGGTTTATCTTGAAAAACATGGTTTATTCAACCATTTTACCGAATTAACCGAAATGAAACTTGAAGAGGATTTTGAAGAATATGATTCTGAGGCTATTGTTACCAAATATGGACCGCCGCATCAACTCCATATTTATTGCAATGAAAAGGATATAGCCCACATTGAAAACCACTTTAATCCGTTTAAAAGTTTTGTTGAAAGAGAGAAAATAGAAGAATATTTTTCCTTTAGAACTTTTTCCAATGAAGAAGAACCTCCACCAGGCAAAACACATCACGTAGTTTTTTTACCCACAAATATTTCCTTGAACACCCTGTTAGACGAATTATTTGATAAATAAAACTACCTACATCTATGTAGGAGGCACCCAAGAAATATGTTCTCTCAATATTATATATTAAAAGCTTTTTTCTTATTAATATATATGGGGATTGATCTTTCTTGTGGAGATGTTACTGTATCATGCAGTTACGGCACTTGGAATGAAATTCGTTTTGCTATTGCAAATGCTTGTTTAAAATGGTTTATTGATGAAACAAAAGATGTTAACCCATCAGAAATAAACATTGAAATGCGTCACCATTATCATCTTCTTGAATTAGTAGAAACACTGCAGAAAAAAAAACCAGAGAGTATTGTTGATTACCTGTCATTAATTGAAAACCCTGAGACCATTGATGTTCTTATATTCTTTGGTGCTATAGGACTTCACAAACTTATATGCAAATCCGATTGCGAAGGATTTTACAGCCCTGGAGATTCACTTGATATATCCAATATGCTAGACAATGTTGAATGGTATCTTACAGATGAGTTCAATTTGGAAAACGTGAAAAATCTTTTCAGAGAAAGCGCCAAGTTGAATGAAAATGTGTTGATTTCTTAAAGCTGGTGCTCTTTTTTTGGTTCCTTTTTTTAAGTTTGTAAATACAATATAAAATTATCGTTTTATATTATATAGTCTAACATGAAGATTGCTATTCTATTATTAAATTTTCTTGCGTGTTTTGCACGAGAACCGTATATTTTTGGAAGCGTTTATGGTGGCACCAAAAATGTAGGGTCCAAAATTATACATATTGTTAGAAACTATACTGCTAATGTAAGAACTCTAATTGCTTCCAAACTGCACGCTACCACGGACCCAAATTATCGCAAACAGTTTGCCAGGTCAAAGCTAGCGAGGGGGTCTGCTGTGTCTAAGAAGTGTAATTCAAGATGCTCTGCAACAATAGCGTGCAATAAAAGATGTCAACTTGCGAGAGACCGTTATCAACTGGCGCTAGCCAAGGCGAAATATAAGAAGGATAATGTGAAAAAATACACGTCAACGCAATTGAACCAGCGCTATTATAGTGGTCAAAAGGCCCAAGGCGCGTGTAATTCTAGGTGCCAAGCAGCAAAAGCCAGGTATCAAAAAGAGAGAACTCAGTATATGAAAACATTTCACCAACCGTGTCAGAATGGTCATATCAAAAACACAGGAACTCTTAATGGAAAACCCTTGAGTGACCAGGGAAACCCTAGCGGAGATACACCAGGTGATAAGACCACGATAGGTGGGTATGGAGGAGTCGCAAAAGGTCGCCCATTGGGAGCGCCAGGCGCTGGTCAAATTAACTGGTCCAATTCGGCAAAATATAATTGGCGAACTGATTGCAAGAGCTATTCCCAGATGATTGGTTCAACGAAGCCACCCAGTAAAAAGTAATAATATTTAATTTTATTATTTTAAATATTATTTAAATGTTAAAAACATTCAACCACCAACTTAATACATAAATTGGATTTGGTTGTTGCTGTCAACATAGGCACCATTGGAGTTGTGGTGGAAGAAGTATAAGAAGAGAAGGTCAATTCTGTTCAATAAGTCAACGTTGGCAGAGGTTCTCTCGCTGGTCTCAATGCTCAACGCGGCATTGACAAGGTTGATTTGGCTTTGGAGGTCGGCGAAATCGGCGTTCTCCTTGGAGCTCAAGTTGTCCACTCTGGTGTTCACAGCGTTATCACCGGCAACGCGGTCAGCTGTCTCAGTTGTGAGGTCAGCGCGCATTTGCACGTCAACGGCAGTGAGGGCGGCAACATCAGCGGCCTCTTGGGCAAC